GGCATACCGCAAACATCACCGGCCACAACATCGTCGAGCACGAGGACGGCACCATCACGGTGTCCCCCTCCATCCTGATCTGGACCAGCCACGATCAGGGCAAGACGAAGATCGAGGTCTTCCACGGCTACCTCGAGCGAGGGGTGTGGAGAACAGCGTGAGGTGGTGGCCTTGGAAGCGCCGCCGGCCGCCCCCGCCGCGGATCCCGCCCTACCAGGTGCCAGTCTCAAAACGTGAGACCAAGCCCCCCGGCATCCTGGTCGAGGAGCACGACACCTCGCAGATGACCCAGACCGGGGTGCACAAGGCCTGGAAACGACTCACCGGGCAGAGTTAGCCCGTTCCTCGAGCCGCCCGCCCTGGGCACCCACCAGCAGGCACACGTAGCAGGCGAGCGGCCAGTACCAGTGCATCGCGAGCATGCCGGCGGCGATCGCGATGAAGACCAGCACTTTCACCGAGCGGCCGTCCGCCGCGGGTTGAGGCCCGCGGCCTTGCGCTCGGCGATCTCCTCCCGGTCCACCGCGACGGTGACCGGGGCCTTGATGCCGAGGCGCACCTGGTTGCCGCGCACATTGAGCACCGTCACCTCCACGTTCTCGCCGATCTTGATGGTCTCGCCCTGGCGCCTTGTAAGTATTAGCATTTTCGTCCTCCGTGTACGTTGTGTTTCACCCAATCGACCGTCTGGCGTGCGTGGTCCTGGCACGCATTCAAGGCGGGCACCCAGTCGGTGGTGCCCTGCGCCTGCCGTAACCTCGCCTGCAGCTCCTCGCCCAAGGCCGGCCAGTGCTGGAAGCAATACACCAGGTGCCGGGCCTTCTGCGGGCAGCCGGGCCACATGCAACGCCGAAACCCCCTCACGGCGGCTCCTGGTCCAAATCCGCCAGCCACTTCAAGGCGGCGTCGACCTGGGCAAAGGGCAGATCCTCCAGGCGCCCGAGCTCGAACTGGGCGAAGAAGTGATTCTCCGGGATGCCGGACTGGTCCAACTTCCGCTTGATGAGCCCCAACTGGGCCGAAGTTGCAGGCCGGGGGGCATTTGTTGCACCGGCGGGCGGTTTCGTCTCAGGATCCGGCCGCTTCGTCTCTGTGGGCGCCGGAGGCGTCTCAGGACGGGCGCGGGCGGCGTCCCGTAGCTGGGTAGGGGTGGGCCCCCCGTTCTCGGGGCGTGGCTGGCGCTTGAAGGCGTCAGAAGCGGCCAAGGCGGTGAGGCAGAGATCGGCCTGGGCGCGCTTCTTGGCCATCTTGAGCACGGTGTTGGCGACATCCTCGGGGTTGGTGCGGATTTGCTGCACCGTGTAGTTCCCGCGCTGGCCGCTCCCCCACTTGATGCGCCTGAGCTCCTCCGGGGTGGCGTCGAACTCCTCCGGACACACCGCGCGGCGCCACTTGTACTTCTCCTCGTTCGAGGAGCAGCGCCCGATCCCCACCCCCACCACGATGCCGGAGCCCATGTGCCGGCCGGTGATCTTCACCGTGTAGCGCACGAAGTCCGGGGTGCTGGTCTCGATGATCTCGGGCTCGACCGCGATGTGGAAGGCGGAGAGCAGCATCTCGGAGCCCTGTTTGGTCAAGGACTGCCCATCGGTGCCGGGGATCTTCATGTAGTGGACCCCCTCGACCATCAGGTCCTTGATGAGCGCCTGGACGTGCTGGGAGCGCTCCTTGAGGGACGCCACCGTCATCGGCGGCGCAGACACCACCACCTCAGTGCTCATTCCGCTTGCGGCCGCAGGAACACGGGGAGGGACTGGTCAGCGCGCGCCAGGCGCTCAAGCTCGAGGCGCTGGCGGCGCTCCTCGCGCAGCGCCTCGATTTTCGCGATGTGGTTGAAGAACGCGGCCTCCTCGGCGGCGTCCATCGGAAACTCGCGGCTCATGACACCGCCTTCACGCGGGCCGCGCGCTTGGCTTCGAGTTTCGCGAGGCGCTCCGGATCTGCGAGCGCTGAGATCGCCTCGGAGCGCGCGCAGTAGCGGCAGTGCGCGTCGCCCTCCCAGACGATCAGGCCGTCGCTGTCTTCGACGAAGTAGCCGATCGAGCCGCCATCGCCGAGGACCGCGCACCCGCGATCGGTCCAGCCCTTGCGCTCCTTCGCCACCTTGCGGGCGGCGCTGAGAAACTGAGCGCAGAGGCTCACGCCGTCACCTTCGGGTAGAACTTGTCGTAGATGCACACCCCGTCCTCGGTGCGCACCTCGACCTTGTGGGCGCCGGAGGCGATCAGATCGTGCTCGATCAGCTTCTCGCGCGCGCTGTTCTTGGCGAGGCGAAGGTTGCTCTCCTCGGTGTTGCGGAGCGTGCAGCCATCGGCGTCGAGCACGAAGATCTGGTACCAGCTCATGATTGCAGCGCCTTCTTGGCGGCGCGACGCAGGGTGCGGCGGGCGATGTAGGCGGCCTTGCGGTGGCGGCGCTGGGCGCCGGCGGGCTTGTGGTTCGACATGCGGTGGACTCCTTGTGCGTAGCTTGTGCAAGTGAAAGAGTGCCATCGCCCGCCCCCTTGCGCAAGGCTGGCTTGTGCAAGTAATGAGACACGCGTAACATTTCCTCCATGAAGTACGCGACCGCTTTGGGGCACTATCGGACGGGTCTGGCCATTGCCGAGGCCTTAAGAATCAAGAGCCAGGCGGTGTATCAGTGGAAACGATCGGGCGTGGTGCCGATCAAATCGGCGGTAAGGCTCGAGAAACTGAGCGGAGGCAAGGTCCGCGTCGACCTGAAGGTCTATGAACGAGCAAACGGACGAGCAAATGCCCGTGTTTGAGCTCTCCTACCTGGCGTACGTGGTGGGCTGGATCGACTCGGCCTCGGCTTTCAACCCCGCCAACGAGGACGACGGTTACGTGCACGCCGCCATTCTGGCGCGCCTGGCCGCGTGAACAGCTTGTCCCCACGTTATCCACAGACTTGTGACTTGACCTAATGGGGGAACGGGGGCATAAAACGCAAACGCCCCGGGAGGGGCGTCTGGGCACGGAGTGTGGGCTCCGATTCCTGGGCAGCGAAAGCACCGCGTACCAGTTAGGCCACCATTCTACGGCCTCACCCGCACCCCGTGCCACCTCGCCCCAGAGTCGGACGCTTGCGACTCAACACCTTGGCTAATTTCAGCAAATCGAGAGAGGCGATCACCCGCGCGTGGGGATTGAAGAACCCGCCGGCCAATGTGGTGCTTTGCGAAGTTATCGTAAAGCGCACGGGCTGGCCCGTTCCGTCCACCCGCCAGGATCGCCGACACCTGATTCGCCGATATGCCGCCGAAGTGCTGCCCCGACTCGCTGGGGGTAATGTCGTGCGCGAGGCAAAACTAAAGCACGGCGGCTAAAGACTCGACCGACGGGGCCAAGAGATTGCGCAACGGGGGGTGGGGGGGCGTCCCCCTCTCCCTCTGAAACCAAGGGGTGAAGAGAGGACGAGATGGGTACCAGCACGCTGACGATGGAAGAGGTCCGGGAGCGGATCAAACGTAACTTCCCAGCCGAAGCGCAGTCTGCCGCGAAGCGGCAGAAGCTCTTGGCCTGGAACCGTGAGACGGTCAACACCATCACGAGCGAGTGCGGGCGGTACCGGATCTCCCGGATGTACGTGAAGGACGAGGACTGCGAGGGGTATTTTCTGTCGACCATTGCCACACCGACTTCGGCATCCAAGCACATCGCCGGACCCTTCCTGATCCCGAGAGACGCCCGGGAAGCCGCGCAGATGCACGCCGATGGGATACCGATCCAGGCGGACCTTGCGTGACGCGCGTCCGCGGCAAAGAGCCGCTCAAGATCACCTACGTTGCCGCGGTGGAGGCCGAAGCCTACAGCCTGCAAATCCGCGTGAAGCTTCGCGGCAATGACAACGGGCACCACATGTTCGATGCCGAAGGGGTGCTGTGTCTCGAGTGCGCCAAAAAGCTCATCGTCGATCTGCGCCGGGCGCTGCGCACCGTGCGCGATGAAGCCACCGAACGACTGAACCGCGCGGACCGCTGTGAGCTTCGACGAGGAGGACACCACCGAGGAGCACGAGCGGCGCATCGTCCGCTGCTCCTCCTGCCGCGCGCGCATCATCTGGCTCAAAACGAGCAAGGGCAAGAACATGCCGGTCGACGCTGACACCGTGGAGCCGGAGGACAACGAATTCGACCCAAGCCGGCACACCTCCCACTTCGCCACCTGCCCGAACGCCAACCAACACCGAAAGAGGGGATAACATGCAGAAGCTCTGGCTCACCAAACGACCGGGCCACATCGGCGGTCGCATTCCGACCCGCACCACCAAGACGGAGCAGCACGGCCGCGAGGAGGTGGTGCCTGCGACCGCTATCCCGATCGCAAGCGTGCCGCTCACGCCGGAGGAGTTCGGCGAGATCCTGGGCGATGCCGGCAGCCATGACGCTTTCATCACCAAGGACCGCTCGAAGTTTGCCGAGCCCCGGTGGCGCGACGTGCCCTACATCCCCTTCAAAGGCAAGTTCAAGGGTGCGAAGGTGACGCTGCAGGTGCGGGGTGTGAAATACATCCTCAAGCCCGCCACGGTGGAGAACATCAAATTCATCGCCCAGGGCGACCAGGTCGTTCTCCTCTGCACCGTCAACGCGCCGGAGCCCGAAGAGGGCCTGCGGGTGGGCTCGATGTTGAACCAGCCGTGCAACATCTCGATCCAGGGCGGCAGCATGGCGGACAAGTCCGACGAGCAGGGCGAGCTCGGCCTCGAGGGCGGCGGACCGGCGGAGACCGATGACCCCGAGACGCTGGCCGATGTGGAGCGGGAGGAGGAAGAGGCCACGCGCCGCGCCACGGGCGATGAGGACGAGCCAGTGTCGCGCATGGGCCGGAAGATCCAGAACACCGCCCGCAAATCTTCCAAGAAGCAGCGATGAGCCTGCACATCGAAAAGGCCGCCGAGCGCGTCACGATCGAGTCCGACGCCTTCACCTTGGATGGCGGTCCACGGCAACCTGACGCTGGCCCTTCGGCATCCCGGAAACCAGGGTCCCAGCACCCAGGTGGTGAAGAACTTCGTCGAAGCCCTCGAGGCCGTGCTGGTCCGCGTCGGCATTCTGGACCAGGAGGACATCGACAAGGGCCACGCGATGGAGTCCGAACAGTCGAAGCTGCTGCGCTCGTGATGTCCCAGCGCATGTCGATCGAACAGTTCCGGCGCTTGAAGTCCGGCCGGGCTCAGGTGAAGGGCGCCAAGACCACGATCGAGGGCGGGATGAAGTTCCAGAGCCGCCTGGAGGCCCGGCGGTACCTCTACTGGCAAAACCTCTGGCAGATCCGCGCGATCGCCTGGTTCACGCGGCAGGTGCCTTTTTACTTGCCCGGGGGCATTATCTGGCGCGCGGACTTCGTGGTGGTGAACCTGCACGACACCATCGCCCGCGAGCGCTTCGGGGATGCGGTGATCGTGGAGGACTGCAAGGGGCACCTAACCGATGTCAGCCGCAACAAGATCAAGCAGGTGGAAGCGATCTACGGCTTCAAGGTGCAGATCATAAAAAAAGGGGATTGGCGATGAACAACGACTTCGAGGACTGGACCCACGCTCGCCCGCTCACCATGCCGCCCCGCCGCCGGCGCGTCTCACCGCTGGTGTTCTTCTTCCTGGTGCTCGCCGTCTCGGGCTTTCTCTGGTACGGGATCTATTCCGTGTGGAGCGCCTACCGCACGGTCTTCGGGGAATGAAGAGCGACTGGCTGCAATCGGTCGCCGATCACCAGAACGCCGTCCAGGAGACGATCGCCGTGCTCGAGGTGAACCGGGACCCGGCGGTTACCATGCTCGCCACCGCGCTCTTCGAGGGCGGCAAGATCCTGCTCTGCGGCAACGGCGGGAGCGCGTGTGATGCCATGCACTTGGCCGCCGAGCTCGTCGGGCGCTTCTACCTCGACCGCAAGGCGTATCCTGCGATCGCGCTCGCCGCGGATCCCGCGATCTTCACGGCCCTGGGGAATGACTACGGGTACGAGAAGGTGTTCGCCCGCCAGGTGCACGCCTACGGGGAAGCCGGCGATGTGCTGGTGGCGCTCTCGACCTCCGGCAAGTCCAAGAACGTGCTGGAGGCGATTGTCGCCGCCAAGTACTTGGGGCTTCGCACCCTTGGCATCACCGGCCGGCACACCATGGGGTGCGATGTCGATATCGCGATCCCCTCCGTGAACACCGCCCGCATCCAGGAGGCCACCATCCTGGTCGGGCACCTACTGATCGAAGGCCTCGAGGAGAGACTGCCCAAATGAGCCCGCCCACCGTTTCCGATGAGGAATTGAACGACCCGCACGTGGGCAACTTGGGCGAGAGCCCGGAGGCCTTCGAGCGCCGGCGTCTCGCGCAGTTGAACGCCGACGCCGCGGCCGCGCGCTTGAACGATGCCCAGGCCGATATCCCGATGCGCGAGAACTTCGGGCCCCACGAGTCGGGCTCCTGGGACACCCCGGAGATGACGCGCTCGGCGATCGCTGACATGGCCGCGGGGCGCGCCGGAGCTCGCATCCGCGCGGCGCAAGGCCTCCCACCGCGCAACATCGTGCCCCCTCCCCCGCCTCGGGAGCTCGCGGTGCGTCCGGAGCCTGAGGTGCACGCGCCTCCCCTCGCGATGCCGCCCGGCGTCTCGGCCGAGCTCGGGCTGATGGTGCGTGAGGTCATCGGCGAGCTCGGGCGCGGCTTAGCGCAGAAGTTCGATGACTTGCGCCAGGACCTCGAGGAGAACACGCGGCTCCTGGGCGTGATGAACGCGCCGATGGAGGCCATCACCGACAGCCACGAGCGGGCGGCCTCCTCGTTCGAGACCTTGCGACGGGAGATCGCCGGCATCTCCGGATCCGGCTCCTCCCCCGCGATCGAGGCGTTGGCCAAGGTGGTGGATACCGCGGGCTTGACCGAAGCGCAGTCGCGCGCCGAGCGACGCTTCGAGGAGCTCGCGGCCGCCATTGTCGCGGCCTTGACCGAGACCCGCAAGGAGGTGAAGCAGTCGATCGATGCGTGCGCGCTCAATATGCTGAAAGTGCTGCACCTCTTGGAGCGCCTCCAGGCCCGCGAGCTTCGGGAAGCGAAACGCCGAGCGGGAGCGCCGGCGTGAACGCGGCGCTCGAGCGGATCGACCGGATGTGCCTCGCTGACATCGTGCGCGGCTTCGCCGGCGTCAAGGTGGCGGTGTTGGGCGACCCGATGCTCGATTACTACCACTTTGGGCACGTCGATCGGCTTTCCCCGGAAGCGCCGGTGCCGGTGTTCATCGAGGACAAGTTGGACCTGCGCGACGGTGGGGCGGGTAACGTCGCGGCGAACCTGGCGGCGCTCGGGTGCCGCGCCATCCCGCTCTTTCCCCCGGCGCCCTACACCTCGAAGCACCGATATCTCGTCGGTGCCCAGCAGCTCCTCAGGGTAGACCGCGATCGCGATCACAGCGGGCAGATCCACCCCGATATCCCGCCCCAGGGCGCGCCCGGCATGGCGGACGCCCAGGCGCTCGTGATCTCCGACTACGGCAAGGGCTGGTGCACTCAAGCCCGATGCCAGGCCTACATTGCTCAGGCGCGTTCGCTCGACATCCCGGTGGTGGTGGACCCGAAGGGCTTGAACTGGGCGAAGTACGCCGGCGCCACGGTGGTGTGTCCCAACCAGCGCGAGCTCATCCAGGGCTACGACGAACATGCGGGCGCGATTCTGCACAAGCAGGGCGCCGCGGGCATGACGCTGATCTTCCCCGACCGCACGGAGCTGCACTTCGAGGCGCGCGCGCGGCGGGTGTTCGATGTCACGGGCGCCGGCGATACCGTGGTCGCGGTCCTGGCCGCGGCCTTGGCCGTGCGCTGCGAGCTGCCCGTCGCCGCCGAGCTCGCCAACATCGCCGCCGGCGTCGTGGTGGGCGAGGTGGGCACGACGCCGTGTAGTGTGGCAATGCTTCTGCGCGAGCTCGCGGCGTGAATGAGGAGCCGAAGAAGGACCCGCGGGTGAATCTCGCCGCGATGCTCGACGGTCTTACCTTCGAGAAGCTCGCGAGCCAGAAGACCATCACCACCAAAGCCTTAGTCCGCCCGCAGACCTTCGAGGGGCGGCGCGCCGGGGAGACGCACGAGTTCACCAAACGGCGCAAGAAGAACCGGGAGAAGAACCGCCAGGCCCGCGCCTCGAGGAAGCGATGAAGGTCGGGCTCACCAACGGTTGTTTCGATCTTTTCCACGACGGGCACTTCCACTACCTCGCCCGCTGCAAGGAGCAGTGCGACTACCTCATCGTGCTCATAAACTCCGACGCCTCGGTCAGGCGCTTGAAGGGCCCCGCCCGGCCGCGCCAGCCGTGGGCACAACGTATGGACAACGTCATGCAGACGGGACTGGTCGATGCCGTGCTGCCCTTCGAGGGCCGCTGGGACAAGATCGCGCTCGAGGTGCGCCCGGACGTCGTGTTCCAGGGCGAGGAGTACCGGCCGAAGGACGCGGCGCCGGGCACGCACGGGACGTTGGGGATGCGCAAGATCGGCTGGAAGGAGGAGGGCCACGGCTTTGACACGGTGCCCATTATTTACATCGAGCGCCTGCCGGGCTTCTCGACTTCCTTGCAAATCGACGCGCTAGCGGCTAAAACGAACGCCTGATGAAGCCCGACGCCATGCACCGCCTCGCCCACCAAGGATCGCACCGCACGTGCTCTCCGGGCCCCTGGCACAGCGTTCCGAAGGTCACCGGCGACTACGATCTGGACGCGACCATCATGCACCGCAAGAACGGGGACATGGCGCGCCGGCTTCAAACCTACGTGCGACAGCCCCGCGGCGCCTCCGGTGCCTATGGCCCACGATCGAATTTGTCAGGCTACTCCGGGAACTCCGGCGATGACTGACGCGCTTAATTAAACCCCCGAGAGAGAGGGGTTTAATCGTGCCGGGGGGCGTCAAGCCCCCCGCGCACCTTAAAGCCCCGCCACGCAACTGTTCCACGTAAAACACCGTCCCCTTCGGGGCAGACTGGAGAGAGACGATTAAGCACACCCTCCGCGAGATCCTCGGCCACTTTGCCAAGAACGCCGAACACACCCACGAGGCGGCCGCGCAGGCCACCTACGACCTCGGCTACGAGCGCGGCCGCGAGGATTCGACAGCAGAACAGCAGGCCGCCAAAGACGCGGAGCCCGTACCACAGCGACGTTCAGGGGATCTCGATGAAGACAAAAAAGCCCGCAAAGCCAAAGGCGGCGAAAGCCCACCCACCGAAGATGAAGACGCCCAAGGCGCCAAAGCTTAAGCGCACCCGCGTTCCTGACTACCCGCAGTGATGCCGCGCGAGCTCGTCGTCACGAGCCGCGCCCTCGCTGACCTGCTCCCCTACGCGAAGAACGCGCGGACCCATTCCGATGAGCAGGTGCGGCAGATCGCCGCCTCGATCCGCGAGTACGGCTGGACCAACCCCGTCCTAATCGACGAGAGCGATGGGATCATCGCCGGCCACGGCCGCGTGCTCGCCGCCCAGGAGCTCGGTGAGACCGAAGTGCCCACCATCCTCCTCGAGGGCTTGACCCCCTCTCACGTGCAGGCCTACCGCCTGGCCGACAATAAGCTCGCGTTGAACGCCGGCTGGTCGGAGGAGCTCCTGGCGTTCGAGCTCCAGGACCTGAACGCCCAGGGCTTCGCGCTGGATCTCACGGGGTTCTCGAAGATGGAGCAGCTGGAGTTCCTCGAGTGGCGGGCGCCCGGGGAGCACATCACCCCCCCGGACACCCCGCCGCTGGTCCAATTGGCCCCGGTGAGCGAACGTGGCGCCGTCTGGCAGCTCGGGAGCCATCGGGTGATGTGTGGCGACTCCACCGTGCCCGAAGACGTGGCGCGCCTCCTGGAGGGCTCGGAGAAGGGGGCGCTGCTGCACGCCGACCCCCCCTACGGGATGGGCAAGGAGGCGGACGGCATCGCGAACGACAACCTCTACGAGGAGAAGCTGGACGAGTTCCAGGTGCGCTGGTGGGAGGTGTGGCGGGAGCACCTCGAGGACAACGCCTCGGTCTACATCTGCCTTCTACGAGACCCGCAGCTACTTCGACAACGCGCACGACAACATGACCGAGGTGTGGGCCTTCCCCCGGGTGAACGGGGAGGAGCGCTTCAAGCACGCGACGCCAAAGCCGGTGAAGATGATCGAGCGGTGCGTGAAGTCCTCGAGCGAGGAGGGCGCCCTGGTCTTGGAGCCCTTCGGCGGCACGGGCTCGACCTTGATGGCCGCGGCCGCGCTCGGCCGGCGCTGCTACACCATGGAGTTGGAGCCCACCTACTGCGATGTGATCGTGCGCCGCTGGATGGCCTTCACGGGGCAAGAAGCGATGAACAGCGCCGGGCAATCGTTCACGGACTGCGAAAAAATTGCGGCCTATAAAGAGCAGCCATGACGCACCAGGTGACCGAGGAGACGAGGAAGACCGCCAAGAACGGGGCGGGCTTGGGGTTGCCCTACCACATGATCGCCACCCTCCTCGGAATCTCCGAGAACACGCTGGTGAAGCGCTACAAGAAGGATCTGGCGGAGGGCAAGGCCACCGCGACGGTGAACGTACTGCAAACGCTGTACAAGCGGTGCCTGGCCGGCTCCGACACGGCGATCATCTGGTACACGAAGACGCAGTTAGGCTGGCGCGAGCGCACCGCGCTCGAGGTGGCGACACCGCCTGGCCAGCCCTTCGAGACCAAGCAGACCTACGTCCCGGCGGGGCCCGCACTCCTGGCGGATTACTATGCAAAACTTGAGCAGGCGGCCCAAGCCGCTGGTACCGATCCCGCAGCTCCTCGCGATCTGGGACCAGGAGGACCAGAAGGGGACGAACCGGGAGAAGATCCGGAGATTAGCGGCCGCTGACCGCTACTACCTCCTGGTGAAGGTGCTGAAGCGCCGCGACGCGCTGCACCCGTGGATCTATGCCAGGTGCCGTGAGGTCGAGGCGAACCCGGACGGGTACTTGGACCTCTGGGCCCGCGAGCACTACAAGAGCACCGTCATCACCTTCGCCGGCGCGATCCAGGAGATCATCAACAACCCCGACATTACGATCGCGATCTTCTCCCACACCAAGGGCATCGCGAAGAGCTTCCTGCGCCAGATCCAGCTCGAGCTCGAGACGAACGGGGAGCTGCAGGACTTGTTCCCCGACATCTTCTGGAAGTACCCCGAGGCCCAGGCGCCGATGTGGAACTTGGACGACGGCATCATCGTGCGCCGCAAGGGCAACCCGAAGGAGGCGACGATCGAGGCGCACGGCCTGGTCGATGGCATGCCCACCTCGCGCCACTTCGCGCTTCGGATCTACAACGACGTGGTGACGGACAAGAGCGTGGCAACGCCTGAGCAGATCGAGAAGACCACCCACGCCTGGTCGCTCTCCGACAACTTAGGGATGGTGGGCGGGCGGGTCTGGTACGAGGGCACGCGCTACAACTTCGCCGACACCTACTCCAAGATCATGGAGCGCAAGGCCGCCATCCCGCGCATCTACCCGGCCACGCACAACGGGATGGCCAACGGCCGCCCGGTGCTCTTTTCCCCCAAGGTGTGGGCGCAGAAGAAGCGGGACCAGTTGGAGAGCGACATCGCGTGCCAGATGCTCTTAAATCCGTTGGCGGGCACGCAGCGCTTCTTCGATCCGAACAACCTGCAGGAGTACGAGGTGCGCCCCGCGGTGCTCATGGCCTACCTTACGGTGGACCCGGCGCGCTCGAAAAAGAAGGACAGCGCCAACACCGCGATGGTGGTGCAGGGGGTGGATGTCTTGGGCCAGAAGTACCTGCTGGACGGCCTGGACCATAAGATGGACTTGGCCGAGCGGTGGTCCAACATGCGCGACCTCTGGACGCTCTGGCGCCGCATGCCGGGCATCGTCGGGGTGAAGGTGGGCTACGAGACCTTCGGTGCCCAGGCGGACATGGACTACATCGAGGAGCGCATGATGATCGAGAAGGTGCGCTTCGAGATCGAGGAGCTCGAGTGGCCGAACGAGGGGCCGGGCAGCAAGAACGACCGCGTGCAGCGCTTAGGGCCCGACTTGAAGGCCCACGCCTACTTCCTGCCCTACCCCACGGACGAGGACGACCTCACCCCCGCCCAGGTGCGCATGATCGCGAGCGGCTACGAGTACCGCCTGGCCCGCAAGATCGAGGCGGAGGATGAGAACGGCATCAAGTACGATCTGGCGGAGCGGCTCCGCCTGCAGGTGGGCTTCTACCCGTTCACGGGCAAAAAAGACTTAATCGACGCCGTGTCCCGGATCTATGATCTCGACCCCCGCCCGCCTTCCTGGGGTGGCGATGATGGCCCAACCGAACCCGACGAGGTGTGACAATGACCGCGAAGAAGAACAGACCCCCAAGTCTCAAGCGCCAACTCGAGATGGCGATGGCCGGCAACAAAGCCCTGCAGGAGCAGCTCGAGGCGCTGCAAAAGGATCAGTGCAACGCCATGGCGCCGAAGGAGGAGGAACGGCCGTATGCAACGCGCGGCGGCCCGAACCGGGTGGACGCGATCTACCCGCCCGGGTGCGGCCCGATGGAGCTCGTGTGGGCGTCTGGCACCTACGGCTCGTGCGTGCTCGGCTGGCAGTGCGACAGCTTCCGCGTGTTCGATTCGCGCCAGAAGGCGGCGGATTGGCTCCGCGCCCAGGCCCGGCGGATCGAGGAATGGGACGCGGCCATTGGCAAGAACTGACCTGCAAGAGCACGAGATCTCCCAACTCCAAAGGAAGGCCCGCCGGGTGCTCGAGGACCGGGCGGAGCCTTGGGAAGTCTCAAAACTCGACGCCGATCGGGTGCTGCGCTTGACAGGGGAGGTGCTAGAGCTTAGAAACCGGGAGGCACAGACCCGCCAGCTCCACGGCTTAGAATGGGACGAGTACTAGCATGGCCGCCCCCGCAATCCCCCCACAACTCGGCCGCCCCGTCACCTCCCGGCAGTTTTCCTGGAAGGAGATGGTGATCCGCCTGTGGGGGAGTGAGTACGCGGCGCCCGACCACGGGGTGTACCAGTTCTCGAACGGCCGGCGCTTTGACTCGACTGACCTCGGCATCACCGGAATCTACAGGCCACCGCTATGAACATCCTGCCCCTGCTCCTGCAATTGGTGGCGCTCATCTGCCTGCTCTTCGCGGCCTTCGGCCTCTTCCCGCCGGCCCAGGGGCGCCCGCAGTGGGGGTGGCTCGGCATGTTCCTCTGGCTGCTCTCGCTCATGGTGTCCGGCATCGTGCTGCACACCGCGGGCTACCACTAAAGGCCATGAGCGAGGTCGTCGATCTCGGCCAGAAGCGCATCGACAAGGCCGTGAAGGAGTCGGGCCAGCCGGTGCTGGGCGGTCCCGTTCCCCCCGGCGGCCAGGTGGTCTCGGTGCTCGGGTGCTCGCAGTGCGGCTCGACCGAGTTCAGGCTCGGCCACGCCGATCCCGTCACGGGCAAGGCCGACAACCTCATCATGTGCGCCAATTGCTGCGTGCAGATCCAGTCGTTGCGCTGGTATGACGTGAACCTTGGGATCCCGCCGGCGTGAGCTCGAAGAGCCGCAACGACTCAGGCCTCGCGATCGTCATGGAGGCGGGCGACCCCGAGGAGCGCTCCCTCATGCTGGTGGCGCAGCAGATCGCGCACACCTTGAACCGCCACTACCCCGACCACCTCTGGCACGTGCTGGTGCAGGGCGGCGGCATCCTGCTCCGCCACCACTCGATCTCCGCGGTGGCGGACGCCTTCTTGAAGCGCCAGGGCTTCGGCTTTCTGATGCCGCCCGAGAAGTTGGGGACCCCCAAAGAGATCGTCCGCTCCGCGATCAGCGCCGGCGGCCACATGCTCGAGCTCTTCGGGCTGCCTCGAGGGCGGGCGCCGATCCCGGATCCGGACTTACTCGCGGCGTCGGGCCTCGTCAAGATCCCGCGCGATTGGCGCAAGGGCCAGCAGAGACACTTCGCGTGACGGAGCTCGAGCGGCGGATGTACGTCGCGCTCCTGGGGGCTCGCACGATCGTGGCGGCCACCGCGAATGTGAACCCGAAGGCGTTTCGCATCAAGAACCTGATCGACCAGGTCTGCGCCGCGTACAAGACCCAGGAGGCGCGCGAGGCGCCCGCGGACCAGGAGGAAGACGATGCCGCTCGAGAATCAGCCTAACAGCAACATGCGCCCCCAGCCCCCCGGGTTCGACAAGGACCCGCCCGATGTCGGCACCATCAACCCGAGCTACCCCCACGCCCCCGGTGTCGGCTCCCGCGGCCAGGGCACGCGCGGCGCGCCCTTCGGCGCATCGGGCCATGCGGTCGGCGGCGGCGCCGAGCTCTGGTACGCCGGGGACGAGCGGGACGACACCTCGGAAGAGGACGAGGAGGGCGATGACACCGAGCAGAGCCCGCACGATCGCGAAGACCAGCCGGACTGGGAGAAGCGCGCCCAGGACGCGATGCGCTTCTCGACCACCTACCTTGACTCGAACTACCGCCAGAAGTGGGACGACAGCCTTCGGGCCTTCAACAACCAGCACCCCGCGGACTCGAAGTACAACGGGGAGAACTTCAAGAAGCGATCGCACCTCTTCGTGCCCGTCACCCGCACGGTGATCCGCAAGAACGAGGCGGCGGCGTGCAAGGCCTTCTTCTCGAACCACGACGTGGCATCTATCCGGGCGTTGAATGAAGGCGACCCGCGCCAGGTGGCCTCCGCGGCGATGATGAAGGAGCTGGTCCAGTACCGCTGCAAGCACACGCTGCACTGGTTTCAGTTCCTGATCGGCGGCCTCCAGGACGCGCAGAAGCAGGGCGCGTGTGTCGCGAATGTGGAGTGGGTGTACCAGAGCCGGCGCAACGTCAACGGGAAGCTGGTGACCTCCAAGGATCAGCCGGTCACCCGCTTGACCCCGCTCGAGAACATGCGCTTCGATCCGTCGGCCTCCTGGATGGACCCCTTCAACGACTCGCCCTACCTCATCGAGCTCGTGCAGATGTACGTGGGCGATGTGAAGGCGAAGATGGCGCGACCGGACCCGAAAGGACGCAAGTGGAAGACCTACAGCGACACGGAGATCCGCACCTCGAGCCCGGACGACTCCACCCGCCAGGCGCGCCTCGGCATGCAGCAAGACCCCGCCCAGGAGAACCGCTCGATCTCGGATTACGAGGTGTGCTGGGTGCAGCGCCATATCCACCGCTGGGACGGCAATGACTGGCACTTCTGGACCTTGAGCGATGGGAAGCTTCTGACCGATCCCGAGCTCTTAGAACACGTGGTGTTCCACGGCCGCCGGCCGTACATCTTAGGATTCGCGGTCTTGGAGACCCACAAGCCGCTGCCCTGCTCGGTCCCGGAGCTCGTGAAGCCCCTGCAGGACGCCATCAACGGCCTGGAGAACCAGCGCAACGACAACGTGCTCTTTGCGCTCAATAAGCGCCACAAGGTCAAGCGCGGCGCCAACGTGGACACCGTGGCGCTGCTCCGGAACGTACCGGGCGGCATCGTCAATGTGGACAACATGGAGGACCTCGAGGAGCTGCCCACCCCGGATGTGACGGCGAGCTCGTACCAGGAGGAGGACCGCAAGCGCCAGGCCTTCGATGACCTGGTGGGGAACTTCAACCCCATGCAGTTGCACCAGGCGGGCGCCCCTCGGGAAGCGCAAGGCACCGTGCGGATGCTCCAGGGGCCGGCCTCCGAGATGACCGAGTACATGCTGCAGACTTACGCCATCACCTTCGTGGTGGAGGTCTTAAGGCACCTGGTGCTCTTGGAGCAGCACTACGAGACGGACAAGAAGGTGCTGGCGATCGCCGGGCAGAAGGCGAAGCTGTTGCAGAAGTTCGGCCAGGATGAGGTGACGGACGAGATGCTCGCCCAGGAGCTCACCACCGAGGTGAACGTGGGGATGGGCTCGACCGACACCACCGCGATGCTCGCGCGCCTGGTGTATGCGATGCGCGAGTACGCGCAGCTCGCCAAGATCGCCCCGCCGGGCATCAATTTGGCCGAGATCTTGAAGGAGTTCATGAGCTTGTCCGGCTACCAGGACGGGGAGCGCTTCTCGACCCAGGGCAACGCCGAGATGGCGAAGCTCGAGCAGGTCAACAAGCAGCTCATGCAGATGGTGCAGGACTTGAAGCGCCACAAGAACGACAAGGAGCAGGGCAACATCCTGAACTTCGTGGCGAAGCGCGAGGCGATCCAGGCGAGAGAGCGCATGGAGGCCTCGAAGGGCAAACACCAGATCGCGCACACCTACGCCCAGCACCTCTTGGACCAGGACGACGCCCTCCTGCAGCACGCTTTGGGCGGCCTGGCGGCCGAGCAACAAGGCCAGCAACAGGCACAACTTTCGGCGCAGAATGCGCAGCAGCAGCAAGAGGCGGCCGCCGCGGCGCCACCAAAACCAGCGGCATAAAACGAAGAGGGGACAACCATGATCACACCAACAGTCGGCCGGGTCGTCTGGGTCCGGAACCGATCCGGGAGCATCGACCTTAAGCAGCCCGAGAAGGCGGATATCGTCTACGTGCACTCGGACATCTGCGTCAACGTGGCAGGCTACGATGCCAACGGCACGCCGTTCGTGCTCACCTCGCTCACGTTCGACCAGGGCCAGAGCATCGACCCGACCTGGCCGCGCGCCGAGTGGATGCCCTACCAGAAGGGCCAGGCCGCCAAGACGGAGGCGCTCGAGAAGCAGATCGGCGCGGGTGGTTGAAGACGATCGAGGTGCGCACGCTGCCGCACGCGAAGCAGCGCTACAACACGGTCGGGGACTACGAGGAGTTGGACTACGGGCGCGCGGTCGCCTTTCGCATCTCCGCCATGCCCGACTGGCGATCCGAGGCCGCGGTCGCCGTCCACGAGCTCGTCGAGTACTTCCTCTGCAAGCGGGCGCGGGTGAAGCTCGAGGACATCGACCTCTTCGACATGGACTTCGAGGCCCGCCGCGGCATCGACTTTGCCGATGAGGGGCAGGAGCCGGGCGATGACCCGGCGGCGCCCTACTTTCGCCAGCACCAGTTCGCGGAGATCCTCGAGCGCTTGTTCGTGCGGGAGCTGGGGATGAGCTGGTCCGAGCATGAGGGGAACGTGAATGGCGTTGCGACCGTTGGGCTTAGATCCGGAAGACCCGGCGGTCAAGAACGCCGTGTTAGGGGTGCAGGTAACGGAGTGGATGGAGGGGCCGGTCGGCTCCTACGTGATGGACCGGGTGCGCCGGCGCCTGGAGCTCCTCGAGCAGAACCTGAAGACCTTGGACCCCTTCAAGGACCCGGGACAGATCGCGAAGGTGCAGGCTGAGATCCTGCACTGGGAGGGGTTTGTCTCCTGGCTCGGCGATGCGATCCAGGCGGGCGTGAACGCGCAGAACATTTTGGCTTACGAGGCGGACGAAAACGATGGCACAGAAAACCCCGGCTGAGATCCAGGCTGACGAGAAGGCGGCGAGCGATGCGCAGCGCGAGCAGTTGGCGAGGGAGGCGAACAAGAAGCGCAACGACGCCATGCTCGAGCAGCGGAACGCCATCGCCGACTCGGCCGATGACATCAAGAACGAGGAGGACGATCTTGAACCCCTGACCGATGAGGCCTGGGATCAGGGTGATCGGCCCGACCAGGCCCGCAGGAAGTCCCGCGCCGAGCGCATCGCCGAGCAGGAAGAGCAGGACCGCCAGGCCGAGCTCGACGCCATGAGCGAGGAGGAGCGGGAGGCCGAAGCGGCGGCCGAGCTCCTCCGGAACAACGAGCGCAACGAGGATGAGTTGGACCAGGCGCGCGCGGCGGGCGCCGATGATGTGCGCAAGAACGAGGAGGGGGTGACCGAGTACCGCGTGGGTGGGAAGTGGCTCACACTTTCCGCGCTTCGCAAGCTCGGCGGGGATGTCTCGGACGAGTCTGACACTGGACAGGGGGATAAGGCTGGTGTTAAAACGGCGGCAACCCGTGGTCCCACCCCCGAGCAGCTCCAAGAGCAACGCCGGGCGGAGGAGCAGAGGCGCAAGGAAGAACGCGAGGCCCGCAAGGCCAAGTTCAAAGACTTGCAACTCCGCGCGAGCATGGGCGATGAAGAGGCGATCGACGAGCTCGCAGACATTCAGGCCGACTCAACGAGGGTGACTCCCGAAGAGCTCGAGCGAATGGTGGACCAGCGAGTCGATGCGCGAGTCGTAGGCAGAACGGCCTTCGATCAGGCGGTGGCATGGTTCGAGAGCGATGACGGGTACGCGCACGAGCTCGCGGCCCCGGGCTTCAAGTCAAAAGCGGCGGTGATCGATAAGCGGCTTGCCGATGAGCATCCCGACTGGTCGCCCCGGCAGAGACTCGACGCCACGGGCAAGGAGCTGCGCAAAGAGCTTCGAGAGCTGGAGAGCTTCCTCGGAGTGAAACCCCGCGCCGGCAACGGCGAGCGTCGCACCGAGCAACCCTTGTCCAAGCTTGAGCGAAAGAGGCAGGCCTCCGACGAGGTGCCACGAGCTTCGGGGCGGCAACGGCCCGACGTGGAACCGGATGAGGTGGAGACCACGCAAGAGGCGATCCAGCAGTTGGCTCGCGCGCGCGGTCAGGGTCGGCCGATTACGCACAAACACTAGGAGTCACCCCCGCAAACCGCGTGGCTCCTACTTACGGGAGTCACACAACATGGCGGGTCAAGTCTGGGCAATCTCCTCTCTCGGCGGCTATTTTTACAGCCGACAGCTTTCCAACGTCATGCGCGCAGCGGTCCAGCCGCTGGTCAAATTCCGGCAGTTTGCCGACGTGCACGACATCTCACAGCAGGGCAAGAAGAAGGGTGACACCTTCACGTGGGACGTCTTCTCGGATGTCGCGACCGCGGGCCAGGTGCTCTTGGAAACCAACACCGTACCGGAGACCAACTTCACGGTCATCCAGGGCACCTTGACGGTGACCGAGGGCGCGAACGCGATCCCCTACTCCGCCAAGCTCGACAACCTATCCAAGTTCCCGGTCGAGGACATCATCAAGAAGGTCCTGAAGAACGACGCGGTGAAGTTCTTCGATCGCCTCTCCTGGGCGCAGTTCAACCAGACGCTCTTGCGGGTGATCCCGGTCGGCGGCAATTCGGTGAACGCGGTGGTGGTCTACACCAACGGCACCGTGACCGGCACCAACAACATCGCCTACTCGAACGCCCATGCGAAGGCGATCACCGATGCGATGAAGGAGCGCAACATCCCGGCCTATGTGGCGGACGACTACTACGCGCTCGCCTGGCCCACCACGCTTCGGACCTTGAAGAACGCGCTGGAGACCATCCACCAGTACTCCGACACCGGCTTCAATCTCATCATGAACGCCGAGATCGGCCGCTACGAGAACACCCGCTACATCGAGCAGACGAACGTGGCGAAGGGCACCGGCACCGATGGTGTGACGGTCATCCCCTGGGTGAACGGGCAGTCCGATTGGATCTTCTTCTTCGGCAACGACACGGTGGCAGAAGCCGTGGTGGTGCCCGAGGAGATGCGCGGCAAGATCCCGACCGACTACGGCCGGAGCAAGGGCATCGCCTGGTACTACCTGGGCGGGTTCGGCATCGTGCACACGCTGGTTACCAACGTGCGCATCATGAAGTGGGACAGCGCGGCCTAGAGCCGCTCCATCGGGTGGGCGGGGGGCCTTCTCCCCCCGCTGCTTCCAAGCCCCAACAACGCCGGAGAGGCCGGTATTAGGAGCAATCGATGGTCACGCAGCAAAATTCGAGTCTGAAGTCCGCCGGCTACGACAACGCGGCCTACGTCACCCGGCAGGGTATCTTCCTGCTCCGCGCCGCCGGCGCGAACGGTGTGTCCGCCAAGTACGTGGCGCACGCGAACCTGATCGTCTACGGCCTCTCGTACAACACCATCGCGATCGGCAACGCCACGAGCTCCTACACCTTCACGGGCGTGAATGGCTCGGCAACCGTCGCCGCGGTCTCGGACCAGATCTCGCTGATCGTGATATCCACGGTCTCGAACACCACGGGCACCTTCTCGGGCGCGACCGCCACCTACGGCCCTTACGCGATCACCGGCCAGTATCTCGCCTCCGGCACCTACACCAACCAGGTGGGGCAGCTCGGGCAGATCCAGATCAACGGCACCGCGTCCGGCACCGCGGCGCTCGGCGGCATAGTCATCCCGCAGGGGTCGCTGTTCTACATCCAGGGCGGCACCGACACGGCGGCCTCCGAGGCGATCACGATCGACTACAACATCCAGCCGCTCGCGGCGGTCCCGGCCTGAAACTAAAGTTTTTTGCCATGACTCGGGCGGGACTTCACCGCCCCTACTTTCGAGGAGAAGCGACGATGGCTAAGGGCATGAAAAAGGCGGGCGTCTACGAGAGCCCGCAAGTGGCGCGCGATGGCCTCTCGACGAAGGTCTCGGGCGGCCGGGCCCCCTCGAAGGAGGCGATCGTCAAGAGCGCGAACGCCCGCGGCGGCATGCGCCACGAGATGAAGGGCGATCGCTACGCCGATATGAACGTGCTGCCGGACTCCGCGCACATGGCCGGCAACGAGATGGTCGGCATCAAGGACTCCGGCTACTTGACCAAGAAGGGCATCGAGGAGGGCGGCGCCAACGTGATGCTCCTCTCCCTGCCCCCCGGCATGGACATCGAGGACCAGGAGAACGCCGACATCCGCAAGATGCCGATGAAGACCATCACCGCCATGGGGTACCCGGGCGATGGGTGGACGGATGGCGAGGACTACGGGCGCCCGGCTCAGACCAACACGTAAGCGGGCAGACCCCCCGCCGAAGGAGAGGCCGATGCCTGGCATCCTGCAGGAGAAGTTCCAGGTCGATTACCCCCAGCAGGGGAACGACGACGCGCACTCCGGTTGGAAGACCGACCATAGCGCGCGCACCAAGAAGGGCACGCCCGGCAGTGAGCGGCACGCGGGCCCGGACCGTTCCACCAATGCGGTGGAGCTCGCGAGCCTGCCGCCAGGGATGGACCTCGAGGACCAGGAGCAGAGCGATCAGCGCCAGTTCAAGACCACCATGGGCGGGGAGTCGGACGTGTCCCGGGACTGGAACGCGCAGGCGGTCGAGAAGGGCTACAAGCGCCTGCCGATGCGCGCGACCGACGATGAGTACACGAAGGCCCACCAGGACGCCTTCTATGACGAGATGGAGGTCGACGGGGACATCGGCTTCGCCGAGCGCAACAACATGCTGGACCGCCTCTAATGCCGCAGGAGCTCTCCCAGGGCAATTGCAAGTACGTGCCCTTGAACACGGCGGGCACCACCACCTTGAACCAGGGCCCGGCGCTCGCCGCCGGCGGCCTGGCGCCCCCGAACCCCACCGCGACCTTCGGCGTGCTCTACGGTGTCGCGACCATCGCCGCGGGCACCTCCTTCGGCGTGACGCTGTATGACATCCAGGCGCCCACGGGCTTGGGCACCAACACCGCCACCGTCACCAACACGCTGATGACCGGGACCAATACCGCGGGCGTGGTGCAGGCGGCCGGGATCCCAGGTGTCGGTGTACGCTACACGGGCGCGCTCGTGGCGGTGGCCGCCGGCACGCCCGGGTTGCTCAACGTGTTGTTGGACTGAAACGTAAGAGGGGAAAGCTATGGCGAGTGCCGTCAAGAAGATCAAGATCGAGCGCGACCGCTTCACCGACGATGGGGTGCGGCTCTTCAATGCCTCGAAGCCCCACGGCGTGGTGTACGCGGACGGGTATTTCGAGACGAAGTACATCCAGGAGTACGAGGGGCGCGAGGTCCACTACAAGGGCGATGGCGCCCCGGTCGGCTACCAGCACGGCGTGCCGATGCCGCCCTCGCAGGACGAGCTCCTCGAGGAGAACACCGCGCTCAATGCCCGGATCCGGGATCTCGAGGACAGCCAGAAGCGCACGAATGAGTTGCTCGAGCGGCTGATGGCGCAGCTCGAGAAGAAGGGCGAGACGCCCGCGGTCACTGCCGACCCGGCGCCCGCGCCCGAGAGCACGTACCGCCCCGATCTCGGAGCGAGCGCCAAAGCCACGGAGGCTCCGGCCCGTGGAGCTCAAAAACCGAAGTAGCCCGCCAGGGCTTGGTTTCTACGACGCCCGCCTCGCCGCGGGCGTCTGCGCATCTACCAACGATAAGAGGGGACAGTCATGACGTGGAAAATAACGGACCCGCAGGGCAACGAGGCGGCGAAGATCTCCTGGGAGATCGTCAAGTGGACCCGTGGGCGGGGCTTGGACATCGGCGCCGGGATGTACCGCACCTTCCCGCACTTCATCACCGTGGACAACAACGCGGACGCGATCATTTTCGGCCACGCCATGCCGCGCCCCGATCTCTTCGTGAATCACGCCGGGGACTTATCGCTCCTCGCCGATGGGCAGATGGACTTCGTCTTCTCCTCGCACCTCTTGGAGCACATCGAGGAGGACCGCCTGGTGAAGGTCATCCGCGAGTGGTGGCGGGTGACGAAGGAGGGCGGCTTCATGGTGCTCTACGTGCCGGACGAGGATGAGTACCCGCAGGTGGGCGAGGAAGGCGCGAACCCCGATCACAAGTGGAACGTGAACTACAACGGCGTCATGAAGATCATGCACGCCGCCAAGGTGCCGTTTGATCTCATGGACTTTCAGAAGCGCAACGAGGGCACGGAGTACTCGCTGTATTTCGTCTTCCAGAAGGTCAAGGAGACCCCCAAATTCTGGCACCACGAGCGGCCGCGCACCGTGGCAAAGACCTGCGGGGTGGTGCGCTACGGGGCGATCGGCGATTCGATGCAGGCGGCATCCGTGCTCGCGGGCTTGAAGGCCGAGGGCTACCACATCACCCTCTACTGCGCGGAGGGGCCCGGGTACGAGTGCATCAAGACCGACCCCAACATCGATGAGTTCTACATCCAGGGGCGCGGCCAGGTGCCGGACCAGGCGCTCCCCACCTTCTGGGCGTATCACCAGAAGAAGTTCGACAAGTGGGTGAACCTATCCGAGTCGGTCGAGGGCGGCTTGCTTGCCATGTCGAACCGCCCGGTCGACACCTACAACCCGCGCGCTCGGCACGAGATGCTCGACTGGAACTACGTCGAGCGCCAGCACCTGATCGCCGGGCTCCCGACCGACACCGAACACCGGATCCACTTCTACGCGACCGAGGCGGAAAAAAAGTGGGCGCGCACCGAGAAGAAGGCCTTCGGTGACTTCGTGGTGCTCTGGGCGCTCACCGGCTCCTCCGTGCACAAGATCTGGCCCTGGCTCGATAACACCGTGTCCGGGCTCCTCATCGACTTCCCCGAGGTCTCGGTGGTGTTTGTCGGGGGCGATGACGGGGTGATCCTCGAGAAGGGCTGGGAGGTCACCCCGCGGGTGCACTGCCGAAGCGGCAAGTACTCGATCCGGGAGTCGCTCGCCCTCGCCCAGGTGGCGGACGTTGTGATCGGGCCCGAGACGGGGGTGTTGAACGCCGTGGCGATGGAGGAGATGCCGAAAGTCATCTTCCTGTCGCACTCGACCCAGGAGAACCTCACCAAGCACTGGAAGAACACCCACTCCTTGGCCTCCGTGGGCACGGTGTGCAAGGGCCGCGGCAACGATGAGGCGCCGGCGTGTCACCAGATGCACTACGGCTGGGACCGCTGCACCGAGGCCGCGGCCGACCCGTTGACGGACGAGCTCTACAAGAAGATCGGCGGCAAGCGCCAAGGCGCCGGCGTCGCGCAGTGCCAATGGGACATCGGCGCCCAGGACGCCTACAAGGTCATCTGGCACGTGGTGCAGTGGCGCCTCGAGGAGTACGCCAAGCGCGACGGGCTGCCGCCCCCGGGCGTGGTGCAGTTGAGCCGCGAGCAGCTCATGAAGGTGAGGAACACCCTGCCCGCGCACATGCAGGCGCCGATCGATGTGATCGAGGAAGAGTCGCAGAAGTCGGTGCTCGAGGTGTAGCGAAAGTGACCAACCTCAACATCGCCGGCTCGACGCTCTCGCTCCAGTTCACCACCTCGGGAAGCTTCGCCTTCTCGGTGGCACGGGACGACATCATCCGCCAGGCGATGTTGAATCTGGGGCTCTTGGAGCCCTCCGAGGTGCCGACCGCCCAAGAGATCGTCGACTGCGCGCGCGTCTTGAACATGATCGTGAAGCAGCTCGCCGGGCAGTTGGACCGCGCGCCGGGCTTCAAGATGTGGCAGCGCCAGCGGGGCGATCTCTTCCTCTCGTACACCCAGTACCTGTACAACCTGGGGAGCCCCGGCGGGGATAACTGGGCGGGCGGCGTCACGGGCCTGCCCTACCCCAACCTCTTCAACCAGGACACGCTCCTGGCGCCCGCGCTGGCCGGCGCGACCGTGCTCAACGTCGGCCCCTTCCCCTCACCGATCGCGACCAACATCAACGACTTCGTCGGGATCTACTACACGAGCGCCGCGGGGAACCCGGACATCTTCTGGAGCACCATCACCGCGATCAACACGGTCGCCGGCACCATCACGATCGCAAACCCCTTGCCCGCCGGGAGCGCCGCGGCGGCGTCGAACTACGTGTGGAACTACACGAAGAAGGCGCAGCGGCCGATGAAGATCTTGACCGCGGTGCTGCGCTACATCGACCAGTCCGACACCCCGTTGAATGAGATGGACCTGCAGCAGTACGAGGCGCTGCCCACCAAAACGATGGCGTCAAACGTCGCCGACCCCACCGCCTGGTACTACGAGGCGCAGATGGCCAACAACTTGGGGCAGCTTTACATCGACTGCTCCGGCGCCCAGGACGTGACCAAGCACATCCACGCGGTGTTCTTGCGGGAGGCGATGGACTTCAACAACCCGGGGGACGCGCCCGAGTTCCCGCAGGAGTGGTTCTGGCACTTGTCGTGGATGCTGGCCTTGGGGATCTGCCCGATGTTCGACGGCGACTGGACGGCCGACCGGCAGCTGGCCTTTGGGTTGGCCACCACCAACGCGCGCGAGGGGAACCCGGAGACCTCGAGCGCCTATTTCCAGCCGGAAGACGACGACACGAACTTTTAGAGCATGAAGCCCTATCCCCTTTTTGGTGCCGGCGTCTTCGGGAAATCGATGGTGGTGACCCGCCAGCGGCGAGTGAACTGCTACTACGAGAACCGCAAGGACGGCGACAAGGCGAAGGTGGTGATCTACGGCACCGCGGGCCTGGTCTTGAAGTTCGCGCTGGGCTCGCCCTTGAAGAACTCGGTGCGGGCGATTTTGGGGCCCACCAACTCATCGCTCTTCGCGGTGATCGCGAACCAGTTCCAATCGGTCACGCCCCCGACCTCGGGCACCACGCCGATCGTGAACTTCTCCGGCGCCATCGGCACCATCGGCGGGATCTGCTCGATGGCGGCGAATCCTTCGGTCTCCCAGGTGCTCACCGTCGACGGCTCTTCGGGGTACGTCTACAACACGCTCACCAACACCCTGACGCAGCTCGGCGGCGGCGCAGCCTGGTTCGTGCCGGGCTCCTTGACCTGCACCAATGTGGGCGGCTATTTCGTCACCGAGATCTTCGGCACCGGCCAGTTTGGGGTGTCGAACTTGAACGATGCCACCACCGGCTTCGCCCTCTCGGTCGCGACCGCGGCGGCCTTCCCCGACATCATGGTGGCGGTGGATCAGTTGAACGGGAACCTGATCCTGATGTGCCAGCAGCACTTGGAGTTCTGGCAGCCGGTGGGCACGCCTCCGCCGACGCAGCCCTTCCAGCTGATCCAGAGCTCGCCCATCAAGTGGGGCTTAGCCGCGGTCTTCTCCCGCGGCCATATCGATAACGCGCTCTTCTTCCTGGGCGTGACCGAAGGGGGCACGAAGCGGGTGTGCCGGATCGACGGCTACTCGGTCACGCCGATCTCGGACGATATCGACGCGATCATCAACGCCCCGGGCTTTTTCTACACCGACGCCGTGGCCTTGACCTACCAGCGCGATGTGCACGGCTTCTTCCAGCTCACCTTCCCGACCATGGGCCGCACGTTCCTCTACGACTGCGCCACCGGGATCTGGGGCGAGGCGCAGTCAGGGCTCACCACCGGCGGCTATGCGCGCCACGCGGGGAATTTGTCCTGCTACTACAACGGCGACACCCTGATCACGGACGCGGTGAACGGCAACGTCTACACCATGCAGGACGCGCAGTTCACCGACAACGGCACGCCGATCTTGCGCGAGGTCATCACCAAGCACGCGACCAAGGGCTACAACCGCTTCCGCGTGCCGCAGCTCTATCTCGAGATGGAGACGGGCGTGGGGTTGGGCACGGGCTCGACCTCGGTGCCGATCCAGGGGCAGAACCCGATCGTCTCGATCGAGTGTTCCAAGGACAACGGCCGCACCTGGTTCCAGGCGCGCCTGATCCCCTTGGGGGCTCTGGGGCAGTACAAGACCCGGGTGAACGCCCGGCGCTTCGGCTCCTCGCGCGTCTTCACCTGGCGCATTCGCATGACGGACCCCGTGAAGTTCGTGATCGTCGACGGGGCGATTCAGACCAAAGGAAAGATGGAGACCAAATGAGCGTCACCCCACTCCCGAACGGCGCGCCGATCGGCACCTTCAAGGGCCGTGATGGCAAGGACATCCCGATCCAGTTGCACCCGCAGTTCAACGCCTGGCTCTCGAGCCTCCAGAACGCGGTAAAGCCTTTAGGCTCCAACGGCGCCACTACTGCGCGCCCGGTCAACACCGCGGCGAACCCGCTCTACATTGGCCAGGACTTCTTCGACACCACCTTGGGCTACAAGGTGACGGTGAAGAGCTTGAACCCCACCGTGTGGGTGAACGGCGCCGGCGGTGTCGTATGAGCACGGATCTCATCGAGGCGGTGGTCGCGGATGCGGTCAAGTCGCACGACTTGGCCCCCCTCATCGGCAAGCTCTTGGAGCTTCCCCAGCCGCGCAACAACGTGCGCCACATCTTCGGCAACGGCGTGTACATGCGCGAGATCGCGGTGCAGGCGGGCATCCTTCTGATCGGGCGCAAGCACCGCGGGCCGCACGGGTGCCTGCTCATCAAGGGGCGCCTGCAGTTCTTCAACGAGGACGGCACGCGCACCGAAATGGTGGCGCCGGCGGAGTTCGAGGCGGGGGCGGGGCGCAAGGTCGCGACCTTCCTCGAGGACACGATCTTCGTGAACACCTTCGCCACGAACGAGACCGACGTCGACACGCTCGAGGCGATGATCTTCGAGGACGAGGCGCCGGCGGACCCGCGCCCGATGCTTGAGCCCGACGGGGACTTCGAGGCGGTGCTGGCGGCCGAAGGCGCGGATCCGGCCGCGGTGCGCCGCGCGAGTGAGCGCACCGATGATCAGTGCCCGTTTCCTTACGGCGCCTACAAGGTGAAGGTGGGGCGATCGCTCATTGAGGGCCGAGGCTTGATCGCCACCGCCGATATCGCGGCCGGGGAATATATCGCGCCCGGCACTTGGGGCAATTGCAGGACGCCGGCGGGCCGATATACGAACCACGCCAAGGACCCCAACGCTTATTTCCAGTATGACGGGGCGGGCACGGCCTGGCTCATTGCCAAGCGGGCGATCGCCGGCTCCACGGGCGCCTGGGCGGGAGAGGAAGTCACGATCGACTACCGGCACACGCCGCGCAGTCGCTGGGAGAATCTGTCATGAGCGGATGGGTCGCAGCAGCGGTGGTGGTGGGAGGCGTCGTTGGCGCCGTGGGCTCCAACATGGCGGCGAGCAAGGAGGCGAGCGCCACGCAGAACGCGGCCAACACGGCCGCCAATGTGCAGTACGCGGCGTTGAACCAGCAGCAGCAGAACGCCGCGCCCTACATGGCGCAAGGCACCGCCGGCATCCAGACCTACAACGCGCTCACCTCGGCGAACCCCGCCCAGGTCGAGAAGACGCTGCAGGCCACCCCGGGGTACCAGGCGACCTACGGCCAGGGGATCGAGGCGGCCAAGCGCGCGAGCGCCGCGGGCGGCTTGAACCTCTCGGGCAATCAGATCGCCGGGGTCGAATCCTTCGGCGCCCAGTTGGGCGACAACACCTACCAGCAGGCGATCAACAACGCGCTGGGCCAGGAGCAGATCGGCCAGGCCGCCCAGGCCGGCCAGGCGGCGAACATCTCAGGGGCGGCCAGCAACCTCTCGAACATCGCCATCAACCAGGGCACGAACCTCGCCAACATCTCGGCCAATGAGATCGCCGGCATCACGCGCGCGGGCTCCGGAGCAGCGAACCAGCTGCTGACCTACAACACCTTGAACAATCTCAACAACCCGGCGGGCGGCGGCAATCCCTACAACTTAGGGGGCTCCACCCCCGTGGCGCCGGCGGGCTCGAACCTGACCTACGACGCCTCCGGCAACATCACCGGCTCCGCCCCGATCGACGCCGCACCTCCTCCGTAAGGAACCCCCTATGGCACAGCTCGACACCTCGGTGATTGCGGACATCGGCTCGAACACGCCGGACCCCGCCGGTGCGCAGGCGAAGGCTCTGACGCTCGCGGACCTCTACGACCAGAACAAGTTGAACAAGATCAAGGTGAGCGAGGCCGAGCAGAACCAGAGCGACATGACCTACGCCAAGCAGATCCTGCAGGGCAAGGACTTGTCCAAGCTCGAGGACCAGAACGCGGCGGTGGCGGAGATCACCAAGCGCTCGCCGAAATTGGGCATGGAGCTCGCGCGCGACTTCTCCGCCCAGCGCAAGGACAAGTCGAACGAGCAGATGGACCAGTTGGACTACTACAAGGCGAAGAACGAGATCTTAGGCGCCGATCTTCTGGGGCTCAAAGCCAAGCACGATCAGATCATCCAGGAGTTCCAGGCCAAGAACCCCAAGGCCACCCCGCAGGAGCTCGAGAAGGCGACGCACGATGCCATGCAGCAGGATGTCATCGACTGGGTGAAGCGCGCCGGCGCGCAGACGCTCCCCAATGGCCAGCCGCTCTTGAACCCCCAGGACAAGGAGCTGATCCGCCAGGGCCTGGGCCAGGGGTACTCGGCCGAATGGGTGAACCAGATGGTCCAGCGCTCGGCCGAGGGGCGCGCCCAGATCGCCGCGAAGCTCAAAGAGCGGGACGAGGAGCGCAAGGAAAAAGCCACCAACGCCTCGATCGCGGCGGGCGCGCGGCGCGGCGATCAGGCCGACCGGCGCCTTTCGGACCAGGAGACGGCCGCGGCGGTGAAGATGAAGCTGGCGGACGGGGCGAAGTTCACCGAGGACGACGCCAACTGGCTGGCCGGGCAGTACCTCGCCGGGGATAAGTCGGTGATGGTGGGCTTGGGGCGCGGCGCCCAAGGCCCGCAGAACATCATCGCCGTGCGCCACGCGATCGCTACCCAGGCGAAGGAGCAGGGCATGAACCCGGCCGATGTCGCGGCGCGCCTGGCCGAGTACACGGGCTATGTGTCCGAGCAGCGCAGCTTGGGCACGCAGCAGGCGAACACGGAGATGGCGAGCTCCGAGGCGCAGCAGATGATCCAGAACGCCCGCGGGGCGTCCGATGACACGGCCGTCTCGCGCGCGCACTCCTTGGGGTGGAACAAGGTCGAGCAGTGGGGCCAGAAGCAGAACCAGGACCCCAAATTGGCGAGCCTGGCCGCGGCCACCACCGCCGTGGTCAACACCTGGGCGCGGGCGATCAATCCCAAAGGGGTTGCCACGGTCTCGGACAAGGAGCACGGCTACGAGCTCTTAAACGCCGCCCAGGACAAGGCGACGTATGATGCGGTGCTGGATCGCTTCCAGCAGGAGACCGAAGCCAGTCTCGCGGCCCCTCAAGGGGCGAAGCAGCGGCTTCACGATGCCTTCATCTCCGGCCAGAAGCCCACCCCGGTGGCCGCTCCCGGGCCCACCTCCCTGCAACCCACCCCCGGCCGCGGCGCGCCTCCCACCGGCGGCCCCGCGGCAACACCCCCGTCAGGCGATGGCTGGGGCCAGGCGACGGTGGTGGCGCAGTAAATGCCCACCTACGAGATCCAAGCCCCCGACGGCAACAAATACCGCATCGACGGCCCCGCCGGCGCGACGCAGGAGCAGGTGCGGGCGAAGGTCTTGGAGCAGCACCCGGACGCCGGCAAGCCCAAGCCCCAGCCGGAGGGCCTCGGGCACAAGCTGTACGAGGCCACGGGCTTGAAGGGCATTGCCGAGGCGGCCGATATCGGCGCTTCGGCGGTCACCGGCGGCATCGGGTCGCTCGTTGGCGGCATCGTGAAGGCCGGCGGCTATGCCAACCAGGCGTTGGGGCTCGCCAAGGGTGATGCGAACCAGGCCGGGGACGAGCTCGCCAGCGCCCTCACCTGGGAGCCCAAAACCGACAAGGGCAAGGCCGTGATGGCCGATATTGCCAAAGGGCTGCAAAAGTTCGAGACCTGGACGGATAAACAGGGCGAGCTCTGGCACGACGCGGTGAGGAAGGGCGGCGATGCCGCCGAGGCCTTCGCCCGAAAGCATGGTGCACCGCCCGAGGTGGTGGACTTCATCGCCAAGCACAAGGAGGAGCTGGCCGCCGGGACGGGCGCCGCGGTCAAGACCACCTACAACGCCGCCCCCTTAATCCTGGGCGGGGAGCTCACCAAATTGCCCGGCCGAGTGGCCAAAGCAGGCGAGGCCTTGGGAACGCCCAAAGCTGCCCCGCCAACGGGGGCCCCTGCCGCGCCCGCGCCGGAGCTGACCTTGGCACCGTCCCCGCCGCGCGCCGCTCCTGGGGCTCCTGAGGCGGTCCCAGCGCAGCCGGCCGCCCCGCCGCTCTCGACCACCAGCGTTCCACGTGGAACCCCGAATGTCAGCCTGGAGGGGTCCTCTCCCCCACCCGGCCCCACCGTCACCCCCAGAGCGAGGGCAGAGGCCTATGTACGTGATCGGCTTGGCCTTAGCTGGGATGCTCTGGCGGATGCTACGAAGCGAAAGCTGGAAACAGTGGCGGCAAAGGCGGGCAACTTGGAGAAGCTCAACCCCGATGCCGTCAAGCGTCAGGCCCACCTCGAGCGCGAGGGCTTCGGTCGTAAGCCCATCACCACCACCGTGGGGAAGCTGGAGCGAGACAACGCACAGCTACTGCGCGAGCAAGGAGCTGCAGCTACCCCATCCGGACGATCCATCGTTGACACTGACGTTGCGACAAACCGTGACCTGCGTGCAAACATCGAGACGCTGGTCGAGCGGCTCCGCGGAATAGGCCAGACCCGCGCGACCGCGACCACCCGCGAGCAAGTCGGCGCCGCGGTCGCCGGCCGCGAGAAGGGCGCGCCGGGGGCGCTCACCGTCAAGCAGGCCAAGGCCAAGGCCGCCACGCGCGCGGCCTACGAGGAGGCACGCAAGACCGAGCCCGACGCGACCGTGGCCCCGGATGCCATGTACGAGTTCGTGCGCGGGAATCCCGAAGTCTTAAACCCGCAGATCCAGCACCTGGGGTGGCTCAACTCCTGGCTCAAAAAAGCCGGCATCGAGAGCGAGGACGTCGACGCCGAGGGCAACCCCACCACCAACCGCCGGCCGATCAACGCCCGCGAGCTCGACGACCTTCGCAAGAAGGCCGGCAAGATGGCGGGCGGCACGGGCGACTCGGCGCACTACGCCAAGGAGGTCTTAACCGCGATCGATAAGACCTTCGATGAAGGCCTGCCCGGTTCCGCGGCCAAGTGGAAGGCGGCGCGCGCGGCGCACGCGGCCGAGCGCGGCGAGTTCGCGAACCAGGGCGCGATCGCCCGCCTGGTCGAGACCAAGGGCGGTAACTTCGGCACGGACCCCAAGACCGCGCTCGAGGATGTGTGGAAGGCCTCGGTCAAGAACGGGAAGTTGGAGGAGATCCGCACCTTGAAGCGCTCGCTGCTCTCGGGCGATGCCGAGACGCGCTTGGCCGGCAAGAAGGCGCTGCGGGAGCTGAAAGCCGAAACCGGCCGCGACCTGATCCGCGAGATCACCAAGGGCGTCTCCACCAACGTGAAGGGCGAGACCAACATCACCGCGGAGGCCATCAACAACTGGATCAAGGGCATGGGCGGCGGCACGGTCGATGGCGGGGTGGAGAAACTCAACGTCATTCTGGGCCGGCGCGCCACCAATGAGCTGATGCGGATCCGCGAGGACGCGCAGATCACCAAGACCGAGCCCACGGTGCGCAACGTCGGCTCCAACACCTTCCAGAAGATCTTGAACTGGATGGACGACACGGGGCTTGGCCACGCGGTCAAGAAGATCCCGGGCGCCGGGCCCCTCGTGCACCTGGGCGAGAGTGCCTTGAAGCACGTGGAGAACGTCAAGGCGGTGCGCCGCGCGGGTGAGACCGCGACCAGCGCCGCGGAGCGCGCGGCCCGCAAGGCGGCGGAGAAACGCGAATCAGCGCTGCAGCGCGAGCAGACCCGCGGGCGCATCCCCACCCCACCGCCCACCTACCAGGGCGACAGGCAGTGAATGTGCTGCTTCTTGAAATGGAGGACGCCGGCTGCGGGCTGCCCTTCGCCTTGGCGTGCATCAAGGCGGGCCACAAGGTCAAGTATTTCCTCAGGCCTGAGAACAACCCGCACATCGGGGAGGGCTTCAAAGGCCTGGAGCGGATCAGCAACTGGGTGGCGGCCGCGAGCTCCTGGGCGGACCTCGTGGTGCTCACGGGGAACGATCAGTTTCTGCCGAAGCTCGATGCAATCCGAAAGCGCGGCGTGGCGGTCTTCACCCCGTCCGCCAAGTCCGCGCGCCTCGAGATCGACCGGGCGGCGGGCATGAAGGCCTTCGAGCGCGCCGGCATCGAGGTGCCACCGTACGAGACCTTCAAGAGTTTGGGGGATGCCGAGGCGCACGTGCGGAGGAAGCCGGGGCGCTATGTGTTTAAAACTTTGGGCTCGGAGGAGGACAAGTCCCTCTCCTATGTCGGCAAATCCCCCGCCGATATGATTGCCCGCCTGCAACGTTGGACGCGCTTGGGTTTGAACCCCAAGGGCCCCGTGATGTTGCAGACTTTTATCGAAGGCCTCGAGCTCGGCGTGTCGCGCTGGGTGGGCGCGCAGGGCTTCATCGGCGACTACAACGAGAACTTCGAGTTCAAGAAGCAGCTCTCCGGCAACTGCGGCCCCAATTGCGGTGAGGCCGGCACGGTCATGAAGTACGTGAAGGCCTCGAAGCTCGGCGAGCTCGTCCTGGCCCCGCTCGAGGAGGATCTGGTGAAGCTCGGGCACCTGGGCGACATCGATGTGAACTGCATCATCGAGGAGTCGGGCAAGGCCTGGCCGTTGGAGTTCACCTGCCGCTGGGGCTGGCCCGCGGCGAACATCATGTGGGCCACCCACAAGGGCGACCCGGCGGAGTGGATGTTGAACGCCTGCGAGGGCGAGGACACCCTCGAGGTCGATCACGCGGTGGCCGCCGGCGTCGTGCTCCAGCTCGAGCCCAAAGAGCCGGAGGAGCTCTTGGACATTCCGGTCACCGTGGAGACGCCGGCGCGCAAGTTCGTGCACCCCCAGTCGGTCAAGATGGCGAAGCTCCCCGCGATGAAGGGCGAGGAGGTCGTGGAGAAGAAGATCTGGGCCACGTGCGGGGACTACGTGGCGGTGGTCACCGGCACCGGCAAAACGGTGCGCCAGGCCTGCGAGCGGGCGTACAAAGCGGTAAAGCAGGTGCACGTGCCCGATCTTGGCTGGCGCGATGATATCGGTGAGAAATTGGAGGACGAGCTGCCGAAGCTGCACGCCCTAGGATTTGCAACGGAGTTCGACTATGGCTAGCCCCACCCTCTACATGCTCCCCCTCTCGGTACTCATCCAGTACTTCACCAACGCCGGCATCGTGGCCCAGGGCGCCACCATCACCATCCAGGTGGCGGGCTCGGTGAACACCCTGCAGACGACCTATGTGGACTCCACGGGCTTGGTGGCGAATGCGAACCCGATGACGTTAAACGGCGCCGGACAGCCTAGCGATCCCAACTCAGGCGCGGTGTGCGCCTTCTGGGTGCTCTCGGGCGTCACCGTCGACGTCTACTTCCAGGACACGTTGGGCGAGACCTGGTCGATCAAGAACATGAGCGGCATCAACGACCCGGCCGGCGTCGCTTCCTTGCAGACGCTTCTCGCCTCGCCGGCGAACTCCAACTCCTCCGGCTCCGGCCCGGTGGGCGGTGTGGACTTCGTGGCGAATGCGCTCAAGAGCTACGATGTGTTCTCCGATGTCCGCGCGGCCAATGCGCCGGTGCTCGCCTCCGGCCAAACCCTCACCATCAGCGTGCAGGGCGGGGTTACCATCAACGACGGGTTGGGCGGGGACTTCTACTGGAACGCCACCTCCACCGCGACCGACAACAGCACCACCGTCTTGAAGCCCAACAGCGTGTCCTCCGGCGCGCAAGGCCGCTGGCTGCGCCTGTACCTGCCGCCCTTTGGCGCCCAGACCGCGATCGCCTCGACCACCACCACCGATGTGGGCACCTTGGGCACCAACATCGTCTCGATCACCGGCGTCACCGCGATCTCGAGCTTAGGCAGCTCGGCAAGCACTGCGCGGCCGCTCTACTTCCTGACCTTCTCCGGCTCCTTGCAGCTCACCGAGAGCTCGCAGCTCTTGACCCCGGGCGGCGGCAACATCCAGACCCAGGCGGGCGACTCGGCGATCGCGCTGTACTTAGGCTCCGGCAACTGGCAGATCTTGTTCTACCAGCGCGCCGCGCAGTACACCCAGGTGTTGGTGCTCTCTGCGGACTACCCGGTGGTGTCGAACGCGACGCTGGCGACGGTGCCCGGCATGACGAGCGCGAGCTTGGCCGCCGGCGGCACGTACTTGGTGCAGGTGCGCGCGCAGATCTTGGGCCTCACCGGCACCGGCCAGGGCTGGAAACTGCAGGTGGGCTTCACCGGCACCCTCACGGGCGCGGCCTCGGGCGGCGGCGCCTCCTCGAGCAACGGCACCGGCCAGGTGTCCGCGGCCGCGATCAACGCGACCATGACGGGCGCGGCGGTGTCGATCGGCACGGCGGACTTCTGCAACGCGGACTTCACCATGACGGTGAACGCCACCGGGAGTATCGCGCTGCAGTTCGCGCAGAACGCCTCGAGCGCCAACGGCACCACCTTGAAGGCGAACACGGCGCTGATCATCACGAGGCTCAACTAACATGCTGCAATATTTTGAGACCTTAAGCGATGACTCCGGCAACGCACTGCCCGGGGCCACGGTCACCGTCACCGCCTACCCGGGGGGCGGTGCCACCACCATCTACTCGACCAACGGCACGGCGAGCCCGATCGCCAATTCCAAGGTCACCGCCGATGTCACGGGCCAGGTGAGCTTCTACGTCCCGGACGGGGCGTACATCCTCACCTATATCTACAACGGCACCACCTACAAGGTGAAGCAGCCGGTGCAGATGCTCGACCCCATGGGCTTTGTGGCTGCGACGGACACCGGGGTGGTGAACGCCTACGTGGTCACCGGCTCCCAGTACCCGGTCTCGCTCTACACGAACTTGAAGCTGACCGTGCAGATCGGCGTGACCAACACCGGCGCCTCCACGCTCAATTTGAACTCGACCGGCAACCAGCCGATCCAGCAGGCGGGCGGCTCGGCGCTCCCGGCGAACGCGTTGCTCGCCGGCGGCGTCTACACCTTCCAGTGGACGGGCAGCGCCTGGCAGCTTCTGCTCGATCTCATCACCACGGGCATTATCGGCGGCCTGCTCTATCCGCAGACCGCGGGCGAGATCGCGGCGTCCGTGACGCCGGTGAATTTCATCTACCCCTGCGGCAACGCCTGGCGCTATTTGAACGCCACGCAGCTCGCCGACGTGCAGGGCTACACCTACCTCCAGGACTGCACCACGGCGCTGCAAAACTGCATCAACGCGGCGTACAAATCGAACGTCAACGCCTACTTCCCGGGCGGCGGGTACCTGATCTCCTCCACGCTCCTCGTGAACGTGATCGACCAGACCAACTACCGGAACAAGGGCTTCCGGGTGTACGGCGATGGGGCGGGCCCGGTGTTCGTGCAGCCGGGGGTCGCGGGCGTCGGCACCACCGTGCTCCAGGGCAACGGCAACTTCACGATGTTCCGCTACGACCAGTACTTGGGGAGCGTCACCACCTCGGGCAACTACTACGTGGACGGCATCCGCTTCCAGCAGATCTCCTCCGCCTGCACCGCGGCGGTGGTGCAGCTCGATGTCCTGGGCGAGTACTCGATCTTCGAGAAGAACGAGATCATCCAGGCGGGCACCGGCGATGGCCTGCGCCTGCTCGAGCTCACCAAGGGCATCATCCGCCACTGCAATATCTTGAACCGTGACTGGAACACCTCGGGGTTGGGAGCGGCTCGGGTCGGCGCCGGCATCAACGTGTTCGCCCAGTACAACGCGGGCTTGGGCACCATCTACAAGTGCACCAGCCGCGGCTTCAAAGACGCGTATGTCTTGGGCGCCGTGTCCACGGGGGGCATCCTGCTCTCCGCGCTCTCGATCAGCGAGTGCGAGTGCTCGGTGAACTACCGCGGCATCACCCTCACCAACAACACCACCAAGTGCGAGGTGTTCCACAACTACTTCGAGGCGATGGAGCTCACCAACATCATCGACCAGGGCTCCTACTCGGTGGTGCGGGACAACTTCATCCAGGGCGGCCCCTCGACGATCTGGACCACGGGTATCGATGCCTCCGGCAACGGCGGCGGGTGCGTGTACGACGGCAACGAGATCGGCCTGCCGGCCGCGCTCTCCGGCGTCACGGGCATGGTGGTCGGGGCCTCCTCGACCATCCCGGTGACCGTCACCAACAACCAGTTCGTGTGGGGGTCTTCTGGCACCGGGCTCTCGAATGTGATCGGCCTTCAGCTCTCGGGCGCGAACGCCATGATCAACCACGCGGGCAACATGTTCGCGCCCAACGCCGGCTGGGCGGGGGCGACCAATTGCACGCAGTTCGCGGACCTGACGACGAGCTCGTCCGGGTCCTCCGGCGATGGGGTGATCGGCTTTGGCATGGCGGCGGATGCCAACACCTCCTTCCCGCGCATGGCGCGCGGCGCGCTGGGCTTGTGGCAGAACACCACCGCGCTCGGTAACTCGGCGGTGTCGGGCGGTGTCCTCACCTTGGGCGCCGCGAGCGACTACACCTTGACCTTCTCGAGCCTCCAGACCGTGACCTCCATCAACCCGGCGGTGTGCGAGGAGGGGCACATCTATGTGCTCCACATCACGAACGTGAACTGCACCCTGACCGCGAACGCCAACATCAAGTTGAATGGCTCCGCCAATTTCACCCCCGGGGCGAACGGCGCCACCATCACCTTCCGCATGAAGGTGAACGTGGCCTACGAGATCGCCCGGGCCGCCTACTGACACTGGAGATCCTCTCATGCTCACCCTTGTTATCGTTTTCGTGATCGGTGTGCTCGCCGGCGGCGCCGGCGGCTACCTCTACGGCGCCAAAGTGAAAAACGCGGCCGCGGCCGCGGAAGCCCAAGTCAAGAAGCTGTGAACGCGGCGACCGAGGCACAGCTTCGCCAGGAGCTCCAGGGGGACGAGGGCGAGGTGCTTCGGGTCTACGACGATAAGACCGGGCGACCTATCGGGCCCGGGAGTCAAGTACTGGGGAACCCTACCATCGGCGTGGGCCGCAACCTCTCCGGCCGAGGCTTGACGCCGGCGGAGTCGGAGTACCTCCTGGCCAATGACATCGCCCAGTGTGAACGGGATCTCAGTGCTGCGCTGCCCTGGGTCACAACTCTCACCCCCGGCCGGCAGACGGTGATCTATTCCCTGTATTTCAACGTAGGCCTCGGCAACCCTGCCCGCTACCTGGCCAAGTGGCCGAACTTCTTGAAGCAGATGGAGCAGGGCGCGTGGGAAGCGGCGGCAACGAACTTAGAGACCAGCCATCCGTGGGCTGCGGAGGTGGGGCCCCGAGCGCACCGCCTGGCCGAGCTCGTGCGCTATGGCTGACGCTGTGGGGCAACAGGACGAAGATCGCCGGATATACCGGCGTCATAGCCGGCGCCTTCCAGGTGGGGCTGCTCGGGGGCCAGCACTGGCCGATGTGCTTGCTTGGCGCGCTGGTTGCGGGGATCGGGCACTACAACGACCGGCACCCGCAGTGAACCGGCGCAACGAATACACCGACACGGTGCGCGATTTGAAGGCCTTGATCCGGCGCGAAGCCGCGGACGATAAACGCCAGGCGCTCACCGAGAATGTCGATAAGATGGCCGCACAGCTCGAGCGCCAACGGGACCAGCTCGTGGACTTGAAGGTGTTGACCGAGCGCGTCGATGGGCTCGTCTGGCTGGTGCGGGGCGTGGTGGTGGCGACCGCGCTCGAGGTAGTCGCCGGCATAGTCGTCGCGCTGATGTTGAAGGGACACCCATGACCGAAAAAGGACTGCTGGAGCGGGCGAAGAAGCTCGGGATCGATGTGGCCGATACGGAGAAGATCCTGGCGGC